CTGAAGTATTTACAGTATCAAATGTGCATCCAGTTATAGCTGTCCCTAGTGGTGTAATATCATAAAAGGAACTCTCGTAATAAATTATTAAAACTTTATTTGTACCTATTGCAGCATATCTTCTGCCGTCTAAATCAGCCCAAATAAATTGTTCTCTTGCTGCACCTACTAAAGATGCGTTAACAAGCTGTTCCCAACCACCTATTTTTTCAGGTAGCCCATATCGAAACCTCACAAAGTCGCCATCAGTCCATTGACCTTCTGCGCCTGTTTCAGTTACTTGTTTGTTGAATCCGGGTGCTATTTGTACTTTTGTTAAAGGCATAGGCTATTATACCTCAATGCAATCAACAATTAAACCTTACTATTAGGTTCGTTTATATCTATATTTTTGTCTTTTTGTGTAGTAGACCTTACTAAATCTTTATCCATTTTTTTATGCATTTCAAAAAATAAGCCCATAAATAGGTTTATAAAATCCTTTAAAAAAGGAAGAGGTAAAATAAGTTTTTTCTTTTTTTGTAAAATATCAATTTCTTGATCTGTAAAACTAATTTCTCCACTACCGTCCTTGTTTTGGGTTATTTTCACGACTGCCCCCAATTGTTTCTTTTATCTAAATACTGTTGTTTATTTTCACCATCTGCATCTACGTAATGTAGGAAACATTGAAACTGACAATCACCTTCAAATTCTTCTCTCCAATGAGAAACTTCACAACCCAGATAAAGTGCGGCATCTCCTTTTTCTAAGCTGATAGAAGTACCGTCCATAAAAATAGGCCACTTTACATCATCCCCACCAATACTAACTGTTACACTTATTTCACAAGCTGGTCTATCTGTGTGCTTTGGTAAATCAGCAAATCTAGTATAAGCTCTCCAAAAAGAATAAGTTCCTAAAAGGTTTTTTCCACATTCTCTTTCTATTAGTTTTTTCTTTTTTACTAATAATGAATCTATTACAGCATCTCCATAGTATCTAGTGTCTGCGTTGTTACTTTGGTCAAAATCAAAACTACTAAAGTTATTTCTGTGTTTAATTTCACAATATATTGTTAATATATCCCTTTCGTCTTTCGATAAAAAGTTTTTTATTATTTTATATTTAAAGTCTTTTCCTATACTGCCCATGCTACCACCGAAAACCTTTCTCCTTTTGTTACTGGTGAAATTTTATGTGGAAATAAAAAATTACTTGGCCATATAATAATTCTGTTTTTAACTTTATTAATTTTAGTTATTTCTTTTGTTACTACATTTTTAAAAAATAAATCACCACCTTCATACTCATCATTAATAAGTAGAATACAACTAAAAGTTCTATGATAACCTTCACAATCATCAACATGAAAACTGTAATGTCCCTCTTTTTGGTATTTTAAAAGATCTATATTTGTAATTTTAAAACTAATATTGTTCATATTTAAAATAATTTGGTATTCTTTTATAAAATAAGAGAAAGTAAAATTAAGTAAATTAGCCCAATGTATTTGAGTAAGACTATTAGTATATTTATCTAATCTTAAACTACTAACATTTCTAACGTTTTCATTAATTATTTCAGAGGATCTATCTTTTTTTTCGCCAATAATTTGTGCCTTGGTAAAATCAGTATTATATTTACAATACTTATAAAAACTATTTAATACTTTATTTGGAACTACATTATCAAATGTTACTATGTAGTTTGATACACTTTCTCTTATTTCCATGATTTTTTTCGCCAAAAAACTTTTTTATAATTATGAACAACATGTTTAACTTGAAAAAATTTATTCACACTTATTTTATTATCCTCGGTGTTTTCTATTTTCATCTTCCAATCATCTCTTTTGAAAGGAATTAATTGAACATAAGGAGTACCTCTTTTAATTGTTGAACATAGTGTTTCGTATTTGTCCCCATTTATTACGATTGGAAAATTAATTTCATGAGTGTTAACAAAAGAATCAGTATCTACAATACCTGGAATTATAGAAAATCTATCATCTGAATTATTTAAAGGAGGTACAAAAAGAGTTGAATACCCAGGAGGGGTTTCTATTTGCCAAGGATTTAATATTTTATGAAAAGGAAGTTTTTTATTTTTATCAACTAAAGGACTACCCCCTAATTGCTTAATTGGATGTGAAGATGGTCTATCAGTATAGTTAATATTTATCTTATTAGATAAATTATTATCTGGATAAATTCCAGTCATAAAACCAGCTTGTTTTTTATCCTTAAAATCCACATTATGTTCTATTAGATAATCTATTGGCATCTTTAGTAGATAGCCTGAAGTTAGAGTTTCTAAAAAGGGTATACATCCCTTAATTGTTTGATTTGTAGCCGAGTGCTCTAATTTTTTAAACCACTCCGGAATATTAGTTTTTGTCGGTACAGGAAAAATATCTTTGTTGTTTTCAACATATTCTTTACACGCCTTAAATTTAATAACGTTTTCAAACATTAAGTATTTTGTATACTAATTAAGGTATTTGTAAAGTATGTATATAAGTTATTGAGTTATCTTCACAATATTTTTCCCAAGTCCCGATAAAAGGAAAAGTTAATGTTGAATAATCTAAAGTATTTAAAGTATTATAATAACTCTGTGCGTCAGAATAAATTGAATGGCTAGTGTTATGAGCATTTAAATAAACTTTTAGTAGTCCCTTTAATACGTTATGATATTGTTTTAATGAAGTTTCGTCAGGCGCAAACTCATCAGTAGCGTATTGAGCGTTTTCTGTTATTGATATAACTCCCCCAGAAACAGATACTACTGCTAAATTTTTTTTAATTTTAGTAAAATTTTCATCACTTATTTCATGAGATACAGCGGGTGGAAAAAAATGAATTAAATCATTTTTCTGTGTTTCGTTTTCTGCAAAATTAACTACTTCGTTGTTTAATTCAATTACGTAAGCCATTATTGACCCCCATCATCAAAAAATGTTATATGACCCGCACCACCAGAGGCTGAGTTACCACCAGCGTTCGCAATAGAGTTTCCAGCTAAATAACCAAACGGTAATGTAAAATCCGCTGCGGGATTTGCCGCACCAGGGTTTCCAGGGGACATAGCCGGTCCGTGGGCATCCGGTGCTCCTTGGCCTCCGTTACCACCAGCTACTGCAGGAACTAAACCAGTAATTGACGAGGCACCACCAGCACTTCCAGGGTTTCCATACTGTCCTGAGGGTACAGGATTTCTATTTCCCCCTGCTCCTGCTCCTCCTACGGAGTAAGCATAAGTTGTGGAAGCTGCTGCATTTCCTGAAAAAAATCCAGTAACACCCGCTCCTCCACTGCCAGCTGATCTACTATTGGATGGTGAGCCACCTCCTCCACCACCTGAAAAAACGTAAGCGTAAAATTTTGATGCATTACCTGGTGTAGTTAAGTTACCTGAAGCAGGTCCATTTGCAATTAATCTTGGAACATAACTTCCGTCTCCGCCTGCTCCACTAGATGCAGCAGTAAGTCTTCCCTGTGCATCTACAGTTATGTTAGCTGTAGTATAAGATGCTGCAGTTACTGCAGTGTTAGCAAGTTGATCCGCACCAACAGCATCATCTGCTATAAGGGCAGATGTAATTGCATCGTCAGCAATTTTTGCTGAAGTCACAGCATCATCTGCAATTTGCGAAGTTGCAATCGTGCCCGAAATATTTGCAGCAGCAACAGTGCCACCTAAAGAGTCTAATGAAATTTCATTTAAATTTGTACCATCAGAATATGCTGCGTAAATTTTTGCTTGGTCTAAAGTAAATCCAGTACCTGATGCAGTTTTAATTGTAAGGTTAGTTGGATTAGTCAAACCCGTTGCATCAAAAATATAAAATTTTTCTATTGAATCTGGAATTGTACAAATTGTGCTAGCAGCAATTGAAGCTGTAGCAAATTTAATTACCATGTTTCTTGCGTTTGACAACGCACCGTCTGACATCACAAGTGCTAGTGTACCACCACTTGATAAGGTTACTTGTTCGAAACCAGCGATTGCTTGTTGAATTACATTTAAGTTTGTATTTGTTAAATCTCCCCATGTACCAGCGTTTTCGCCAGTCACCATTAGTTCGAGTTTTAAATCTGTAGAATAACTAGATGTCATAAATTTTTATCTCCTAAATAATTATAATTTTACCTTATTTAAGCAGCTCGATCAACCTCTCGCCAAGTATTACTTACGTCTGGATCTACTTCTGCCCATGCTGTTATATTAAGGCTTCCAACAGAAGCTGTCAATTGTATGCCTGTAACATCAATGTTTGCAGCACCCTCTGCTGTTACAGATCCTATAGAGCTTGTTAATTGTAACCCTCCTACACCTATAATTTGACCTGGTATATCTGCGTGCTGTCCAAGAGCCATTGTTAACTGTTGTCCGGTAACCGATTCATTAGTTGATTGAATTAGGGTTATAGAACCCAAAGTCATAGTAGCTTGGATACCTGTAACATCTACTGGAGTTTTAAGACCACCTACAGCAGTTCCTATAGACATTGTAGCTTGAATACCTGTTACACTTACATTGGCATCTGCTGTTACTGTAGAGGATGTAGTTAACGCATCTAATTGATCTTCCGAAGCTAATACAAATATATCTTGGTCAATTTGAATTGAAAAAGATGGATGAGAGAAAGA